CTACTCGGTGGCACCCGGCAGGATGGGATTGCTCAGGATGCGCAAGAATCCTTTGCCCTGCAGGAAATTGCGATAGCAGTTGACCGCCACCGCCTGCGCCTCTCGGGCCACGTCCTTCCCCGCTGCAATGACTTGGCCATCCTCAGTTATGACCGCTAAGCGCCCGGGCTTCCCATTGATACTGACGCTCAGGCCTTCATGGCTCACCGCACTGATTTGCACGCCCTCGATGGCGCCAGTAGGTTGGGTGCCGATCATGCGGGTGCCTCCTCTCGACTCTTGCGGTGCGGCTTGGTGGTGCTCAGATCGCTATCAGCTTGGAGCATTTCGCCACCGCTGCTCTTTGTACGAGCGATCAGCCTGCGCGTCACTTCTTGGATCTCGTGGGCCGTCAACTGCTGCAACTGGAACTCATGCAGATCAATCGCGGTGTCGAGGGCGTCCAGCTCGTAAAAGTGCACCGCGCTGGGATGCCAGGCGCCGCCGGCGCGGCAGCGTGCGAAGTAGGCTTCGCATGCCGCCTGGGCGCTGTCGAAATGTTCGGCCAGGCCGTGGACGATGCCCCCGCGTTCTATCTCCTGGGCCACCTGGATAGTGCTGTGCATGACTGTGGCGTGCAGCTCCGTGGCTGTGCCTGCGCGGATCTGGGCGAAGCACTCGCGCACCGGGTCGACGATGGAGGCGATCTCTTTGCTCGTCAGCTTGGTGCCGTGGTGATTGATTACGGCAAACGTGTTGGGACGACCCGCCCAGCGACTGCGGAAAGGTTTGCGGCGTCCGTTCATGCCAGGCTCTCCAGTTCCTTGGTATCGAAAATTGCAGCCTTGGCCACGGTGCCAGGCTTGCCCGAGAACTCCACTTTCCAGCCGTCTGCCGTGCATGCCCTGATCGTGCCTTCTCGCCAGCGATAGGCGCTATCCGGATTGAGTACGCGCACGCGCTTGCCCACGATGGGGTCTGCTGTGTAGTGCTCCAGTTCCTCGGGCTCAAAGCCTGTGCGTTGGCCCACGCCGGCGCCAAATTCCACGATCAGCGACAGATGGCCAGGCCGCACTACGCCCACGCGGCCGCACTCTTTGCGGGGCCTGCCCGTCGTGCCTTTGAGGCCAAGTTTGACGCGCACCAGGTCACCGGCCGCAAACGTGGGCGCCTGGCTGGTGGCTGCTTGATCTGCTGCCCCGGTGCCGGTGTGCGCACTGTCCTGGCCATCGTCAGCGGTGGCAGTCTGCGCGGGCGCAGACTGCTGCACGCTGGGGGCTTCTGCCTGGTCAACATCAGCGGCCGCAGGGGAGGGCGGCAGGCCCTGCGCAGCGTCAGCTGCGACTGGGCCTGCGTCGTCGCCTTGTGCGGCTGCAGCCGCGCCTGATTCTTGGTCTTGGAGCGCGGCCGCGATAGCGGCCGAGGCTTCGGCGGCAGTCGTCTTCGGCTCGGTGCTCGCACGCGCAGCGGGGGATTTTTTGGCTTTGCCCTTCGCGCGACTCTCGCCAGCGCGCGCAGCGGGATCAAGGGGTAGATCCGCCTTCGGAGCTGCAGGTTTGACGGGGGCAATCTTCGGCAGATGCTTCTCGGCCGCAGCCATCTTGACCTCTTCAATCACGGCCTGCAGGCGATCCTGCAGCACGGCGCCGGCCACCAGCATCAGGCCCTCATTCGGCGTGCCGTAGTAGGGGTTGTGCGTGGCACGGCTGTCTCCCTGCATGATGCAAAGGAGCTGCAGGAAATCGGGGTTGACGGTTTCCTTGGCGTACTCGATCAGCGCGGCATGGGCGCCCACGCGGTCGAAGCCGAGCACATCGGCAATTGCCTGTGCGTCGTCGGTCCCGAGGCTTTTGACGGAGCGCAGGGCGAGATAGCGATGCACATCCAGATTGAAGGCCGGGGGCTGTTCGGCATTGAGGGTGTTCCACGCGCGGTCCAGCAGGGCATCGCGCCATGCCTGTTCAAATTTAGCCTTTGCCTTCGCTTCGGCCTGGGCCTTCTTGGACTCGGAGAACTGCCGCGCTTCCTTGGCCACTTTCTCGGACGCCTTTGCCTGGCCGTCCACGATCTTCAGCAGGCGCAGCACCGTCTCATTGGGCAGGGCATCAACCAGCTCGCCCTTGCGGCGCGGGCTTTCGATCTTGACCGGCTGGATGCCCTCGGCCTTCATCTGGTCGCCAATGATTTTTCGCAGCGGGTAGTCGCCTGGGCTGTCTTCAATGGCGTCCAGACGGCGATAGCCGAGCAGCTTCTCGTTGTAGCCCTGGGCCTGAAGCTCTTCGGCTTCCTTGCCGACGATGACGGTATGTCCTTTGTCTTTGGCTTCCTGCACGATGCGGGCCGTGTGTGCTTCGGCCTTGGCCTCATAGCAGGACTTGTCAGTGCAGATGTCTGCACGGCCCATTTCCTTTTTCAGCTCCGCATTGGCGCCGGTGCGCTTGCTGCAGTCCGCGCAACTGCCAGCGGAAGGCACCAGGGTGGCGTCTGTGATCGTGAACTTGGCCCGGTCCAGGCGCACCATGTACTCGTTTTGCACAAGATCCTCGCACGCGCGGTAGCTGGGCTTCTCCCCTTGCCAGTCGGTGCGGGTGATGTCTTTGAGTGCTTTGATTTGAAGTTGTGCACTGGGGATGCGTGCCAGCAATTGCGCGCGGCTGAAGTCAATGTCCCCTTTGCGCAGCACCTCGCGGACCTCTTCGCACAGGTCGAGGATCTTCATGACGTTGAAAACGTAGGTGCGGCTCTTGCCCACGTCCTCTGCGATTTTCTCAGCCGTGGTTTCTCCGAGGTCCAGCAGTTCCCGATAGCCTTCTGCCTCTTCGAGCTTCGTGATGTCGGTGCGCTGCAGGTTCTCTATGACGGCCGCGCGTAGGGCGTCTGCGTCCGACATGGGGCGGATCATTGCGGGGATTTCGGCCACGCCTGCGAGCTGGCTGGCGCGCCAACGGCGTTCCCCTGCCACCAGTTCGTACTGCGCGCGCTCGCGCTTCTCGGCCTTCGCAATTTGCTGCTCATCGCCAATGCGCGACTCGGGCAGGGGGCGCAGCAGGATGGGCTGCAGCGCGCCGCCCGTGGCTTTGATCGAGTCGGCCAGCTCCTGTAGCTTCGCTTGGTCGAAGTGCTTGCGCGGGTTGCGCAGGCTCCGTGCAATGCTCATGACGGGCACATGCAGCATCAGGGCGCCTGCGCCAGGGGTGGGCATGGCGGTGGTCTGGGTGTCGTGTGTGCTGGTCATGCCGCAAGTCCTTCCTGCTGGCCCTTGATGCCAAAGGCGCGGCGCGCAGCGTTACGCACTTCGGCGGATACGCTGTGGCCGAACTCCTCCGGGTCCAGCAGATCGCGCACCAGGGCAACGCAGGCGGCTGTGTCGGGATCGACGCGCGGGCTGTCATAGATCACACGGCGGCAGGCCGGTTGCCGTTGGATGTGCTGGATCATTTCCAGTGCTGCGGATTCCTGGGGTGCGAGTGGGGCGCCAACGCGGGGCGTGCGCAGATCCGATTCGACCTGGACAGCACCGGGGCCGACATGCTTGATTTCGATGACGATTGCTTTAGCCATGAGCGGCCTCCAGAAGTTGCAGTTGATCAATGGACGGGGCTGTCTCGTTGAGCAGCTCGAAGGCCGTGCAGTGGCCTAGCGTGGTGCGGATCTTTTCGGGTGGCGCGGTCACGGACACGCGCTTGCCCTGCTTGTATTTCCGGGCGATCTTTTCGGCCTGGGCGCGCATGTGCGGCGGGTAGACCTGTTCGGCCTTTACCGGTAGCTGGCCGGGGCCGTCGCTGTTGAGCAGCAGGCAGAGCACGGGCATGGGAGTGCCTTCTGTGCCGATGGGCTGGGTGCGTACCTCTGCGTCTTGCACCAGGGTGCCGGTGATGAGGATCAGAGCCATGGCGCGCCCCCGAACTTGATGGCAAGGAGGGCGCCGAACATGGCCAGGACCAGCCAGCGCAGCACGATGCGGCGGACGCGGCGCGGACGGTAGGGACCATCCATCTCGAACGGTGGGCGGCTCATCGTGCGGCCCTCGCGCTGATGGGATGTCCGTGCCCGAAGAGGACCATGGCGCGGGCGATGGCATCCGCTGCGCCCGTGGCGCGGATCGTGTGGCGAGTCCGGCCGCATGTGACGGTGTAGAGGGTCATCACTCGCCCCTTGCGTCGTCCGTCAGTTCGACGCCGGCCAAGCCGGGGATGGACATCAGCACGTCGATGACGTGGCTGTCCGGGGGTGGGATGTCGAGAGCGATGTAGGCCTCGCCCGCTGCGTGCAGGATGCCTTGCTGCACCCGCGCATTGGCGGCGTCGCACATGGCGGCGAGTCGATGGGGCCAGAGCAGGCGCTCAGGCTGCTGGATGTGCCGCTGCAGCGGCGTCGTGTCTACGGCTAGAGAGAGGGTGCAGACGTGTGCACTGTCTGCTGTACTGCTGCATTGCATGCCGGGCCTCCTGGGTGATGGAGGGCGCGCGGCTTTGCATGCCGGTGCGCCCGCCTGAGTGATGACTCAGGCAGACGCATTACACCATTCGGTGCATGTTAGGTCAACACTGTTTGGTGTATATCTAGAATTCTTCTCCCTTCCAGATCTTCACCACTCGGGCGAACACCTCGAAGTCCATCCCATCAACGATGTCGAATGGGTCATACAGCGGGTTGTAGCTCTTGGCCCGAAGAACAAGTCCATTGATCGTGGGGATGCGTTGCAGTTGCTTCACAAACCCTTCGGTTCCCACTCGAAAGAAGTAGACGCCATCTGTGTCCACCAGCTTCACCCCCCTGTCAACGAGGAGAGGGTCACCGGGATTAAAGAGAGGCTGCATTGAAGGGCCGAAGCCGGTGACTATGGCGAGATTCTTGGCGCTGGTGATGCGCTGGACATTCATATGTAGCCACTTCTCAGACACGGTCCACTGCTTGATCACGCCCGGTTGATCGGCTAGCACGATCCCGTGACCCATGCTTCCACCAGTCTCGTACTGCGGGATGCGGATGTCTCCCGCTGACTTCATGGCTGCAGGCTCCGCAACGATGGTCGCATCCCCATCAAGGATGGAGTCCTGAAGCTGGTCGAGCCAGCCAGGCAGATGCTCAGGGTAAAAATTTGCCTCCATCCGCCGAGCAATCTTTTCACCGAAAGACTTGCGGCCTTGCAGCATGTCGAGCAGTTGCCGGGCGGGAAGGTCGAAGCGGCGGGCTGCAGCTGACAGCGTGAGCTCATCCACGATCTTTTGTGCGTTGCGGCGGCGAATGTCTGCGATTTCCATAGTGGTTGATTTGACCAGCCCGTAACCATTTGGTGAATTCCCCGAACGGTGTTCATTTATGCACCGTTCGGTGTATAGTCTTGCGTCATGACTACCAAGACGCTGAAGGAATATTTGGGGAGCCTGAGTGGGCCTGCGCGCGAAGACTTCGCGCAGCGTTGCAAGACCTCTTATGGCCACTTGCGGAACGTCGCATACGGCAAGAAGCCTGCTGAGAGCCTTTGCATCCTCATTGAGCTGCACAGCGGGCGCGAGGTGCTGTGCGAGTCACTGCGCTCAGACGTGATGTGGTGGGTCGTGCGTGGCTCCCATGCCTCAGTGGCAGGAGGCGCGAATGTCTAGCGTCTTGGGATCTATTTTTTCCCCCTCCAGCAACCCGGCAACGCCGCCCGGGATTCGTCTCCTTCCCCAACTTGGTGCTGCACGCGCGGGAAGGCGTGTGCGGCTTGCGTTGCTGGCTGGAGTGGGGCTTTCTTTTCGTCATGCCCGCAGTGTCTTGCGCACTGCGGGTCGTCGCCATCCTGAAATTTCAGCCGTTCAAGGGGAACGGCCTTGGCCTCATCGCGCGGGGATGGCTTGCCACTCTTCGTCCGGCGCCTCTCCGTCCGGGCGCTTGATCCACACCAATTTGAGCCGGTCCAACAGGTCATCGGATGCCCATCCAGGTAGCGGGCGCCATTCGGATCTGGGGTCGTGCTTGCTTCGGTCGAAAGCCGCTTCTTGCGCGGTGTTTTCGAGGGCGAACCGCACCAGCGTTTGGCTGGCGTTTTCTGTGATCAGGCGGTGATTGAAGGTGTATGCGGCTGCGCGGTTCGTGTCCGGGTCAAGCAGCAGCGAGTAGGGCAGTTCCTGTTTCTTTTTAAGGGGAAAACTCATGGTCAAGATCTTTCATTTGGTTGGTGCACAGGGCAGCGGAAAGTCTACGCATGCTCAGATGCTGAGCAAGTTTTTCGAAGCGCAAGGCCTCAAGTGCGCGGGCGTGGACGATCCCGACTCGGAGTTCGTTAAGGACCGCGATGCCGCTATGAAGCACTGGCCCGAAGCGGACGTGATTTTTCTGGAGCATCTGCCAGGGGAGCAGTTCAAGGCTTTGCCGTGCGACCAGGTCATTTCCTTGGCGCGTGGCAATGATGGCGAGGCCATTGTGCGTGATGCGCTTTCCAGCGCTCAGGACCGCATCCGCCGAGCAACACGCGATCAGTTGCTGGCGGCCACGGTAGACCCATCACTGCATCTGCCGGATGGTGAATTGTTTGTCACGGCTCGGATGCGTCGGCCGTACAGCAAGGCTGCAGAGGTGGTGCCGCTGCACGTTTCGCGCCTGCCGCTCTGATTGGTTGCCCCATGACCCGCCGCTATTCCGCGACCGACTGGCGCGACATCTTCTACAACGCGGTGCGTGAGGCGCCTGGCGGCGTGACGGCTGCCGCTGCATTCCTGACCGACCGCCGCGAGAAGGCGATTCATCCTGAGGATCTGCGCAGGCGTCTGCGTGGTGCTGATGGCGAGTCGCTGAGCACAGAAATGCTTGAGCTGCTGAGCGAGTGGCTGATTGACATGGGGCGCCCGGATGCGCGTCGCTGGCTTCAGTCGTTCAACGCTCGTTTCTCCATGGCCTCCGCTTATCTGCCGCCCCCGCCAGAGGGTGGGTGGGCCTGCGAGGCCACGGCGATACGCCAGAAGGTGATGCAGATCACCGCGAAAAACGGATTGCTCGCAGGCATCTGCGCCCGCGTCACCGAAGACAACCAGATCGACGGCACTGAGTGCGATGAACTGGAAGCCGGCTGCATGGAAATCATCGAGCTGGTGTTTCGCCTGCGCCGCAATGCGCGCCGTGCTGCTGGTCGGTCGGAGGACTTCACATGAGGCCTGCAGGCGAAGTTCGCCAGGCGTTGGTTCTGGCTTGTGAGCAACTGGCTACGCCTGGCAGTGGTTGCACTTTGCGGGAGTTGGCTGATGCGGCGCGTGTGGGCGTGGATGCCTGCAGGCGTGCCGTAGACAACATGCGCCGCGCCGGCGTGCTGGTCAAGGTGGGCGAGCGACGCGTTAGCTACCGCAATCGGCCCGTGGCCCTGTATGCGCCCGTGGCCCAAAGGCCAGCGGCGAATGACGCTGATGGATGTGTGGGCCTGGCGCAAGCGCTGCGGGCCTGGGGGTAATCAATGGCGATGAGCAAGCTGCCGGTGGTTGGGACGCCGGCTTGTGTGGTTTTGCGTGCGCATGGGGGTGTCTATGCAGGATCGTGAGGATCTTCCCCCCATCAAGTTTGCGGATCTGGCCGATGCCTTGCTCAAGGGGGCTGACCGTCTTGTGCCGGCCTGGCTGCCAGGGGGCGAGGTCGTAGGCCATGAGTACAAGTGCGCCAGCTTGGCCGGCGGCAAGGGCGGCAGTTGCAGCATCAACCTCAACTCGGGAATGTGGAGCGATTTCCAGTCTGGCGAAAGCGGCCGCGATCTGCTGGATTTGTATGCCCAGATCCACGGGCTGGGCCTTGCCAAGGCTGCAATACAGGTGGCACAGGAGGAGGGGCTTGAAGACGTCGCCGGCCTTGTGAAATATGGACCCCGTGCTGGCAAGTCTGAGCCGGTTTCCAATCCGCGCCCGCAGCCCGAGCAACCGCCAAAGCGCGAGCGGGAATCGGAGTGGAGCACGATGCGGCCTGTGCCGGACTACGCGCCTGCGCCTACGTTCACGCACTATCACCGCACAGCCAGCGATCTGGTCCATACGGCAGAGTACCGCCTGGGCGGCGATCTGCATGGCTATGTCGCGCGCTTTCTGACAAGCGATGGCGGCAAGGACACGCTGCCCTACACGTTCTGTCTGTCGGCCAAGGACGGGGCCTGCAAATGGCATTGGCGCCAGTGGGATGAGCCGCGCCCGTTGTATCTGCCATCGCACAGGATGCCCGAAGGGCGGACAGTGATCATTGTCGAGGGCGAGATCAAGGGCGAGGTGCTGCAGCGGTTGTTGGATGCCATCTCGCCAGGCATCTATTGCGTTGCATCCTGGCCGGGAGGTTCCAAGGCCTGGAAGCGGGCGGATTGGAGTTGGCTGGCAGGCAACACGGTGCTGCTGTGGCCCGACTGCGATGCAAAGCACATGCCGCTGACTCCGGCTGAGCGTAAGTCGGTCAAGGGCGACGACGCGGCGCGCGAGGCGTTGGAGTCTGGCAAGCCTCTGCTGCCCGAGCAAAAACAGCCTGGCATGGCTGCAATGTTGGGCATTGGCAAGCTGCTGCGCGATACGCACGGCTGCACAGTGAGCATGTTGCCCATTCCCAAGCCCGGTGATGTCAAGGATGGATGGGATGCGCGCGATGCCATCGAGGCGGACGGGTGGGACGGGGAAACTGTTCTGCGGTTCTTCGGCCAGGCGCAGCCTTTTATCGAGGCCGCAGCCGACCATGCCGGCGAAGCTGCAGGCCCGGCGCCCGGCGCTAAAACCCCCGTTGGCACTGGCGGCGGTGGTGATGCGCCCCCGGGTGGCAGCGCTGGCTTTGATGAGCCGTTGGAAGATGATGGCCCGATGGTGCGCATCGGCGGGAAGATGGTCCCCAAATGGATGTCGTACTACTACGACGCCGAGAAATTCCGCTGGAACGTTTCGCGCAAGCTGGTGATTGCCTGTCTTGAGCGGTTGCCTGAGCTGCGGGATGTGCTGGGGTACGACGAGCTGCGAAACACCGTGCAATGCCGCAAGGCTTGGCCGTGGCCCTACGCCCGGGCAGGCGAGGTGCGTAATGCTGATGCGCTGCTGCTGGGCAAATGGCTGACCGACACCTACGGACTGCCCAGCATCAGCAAGGCGGCACTTGATGAGGGCCTCCTGACCGTAGCGAGCACGCGCCGCTTTCACCCCATCCGCGAGTATCTGGCGGGGCTGACTTGGGATGGCAAGCCTCGGCTGAGCAAGTGGCTGATCCACGCCTTGGGCGAGACGCCCGATACGCTGCGGCCGGCAATGTTCGAGTACTTGGGACTTGTGAGCAAGTATTGGGTGCTGGGCATGGTCTATCGGGTAATGGAACCGGGCTGCAAGTACGACTATTGCCCCGTGCTCGAAGGTGCCGGCGGACTGCGCAAATCGACCCTCGTTGAGGTGCTGGCCAGCAGCGAGTTCTACAGCGATACCGCCTTCGAGGTGGGGCGCGGCAAAGAGGCGCAAGAGCAGGTGCAGGGCATCTGGGTCTATGAGATCGCTGAGCTGTCGCACTTCAGCAAGGCCGAGGTGGGCGCCATCAAGGCCTTTATCTCCGCGAAGGTGGACCGCTACCGGGTGGCCTATGGAACCACGGTGGAGAGCTTTCCCCGGCAGTGCGTGCTGGTGGGCACCACCAACGAGGACACCTATCTGCGAGACCGCACCGGCAATCGCCGCTTCTGGCCTGTGCCCGTGCGCCATCGCATCAATACGGACTGGGTTGCCGAAAAGCGCGAGCAACTGCTGGCCGAGGCCTTCGCGTTGTACCTGCAGGGCGAGGCTTACATTCCTTCGCCCGAGCAGGAGGAGCGGTTGTTCAAGCCGATGCAGGACAGCCGCCTGGTAGAGACGGCGGTTGAAAGCGAACTGCTGCATGTGCTGACTCGGCCGTCACAGCCGGCAGGTATCGGCGCATTGGTCAACCATGCGACGGATTTCGTGACCATGTCCCAACTGGTGCAGGCCCTTGCAGTGGATGCCGCCAAGGCGCCGCCCGGCCTGCAAACACAGATCACGGGTTGGCTCAAGCATGAGGGCTGGGAGCGCGTGAAAAAGCAGGTCCATGGTGTGCGTGCCTGGGGCTTCGCGCGGCCGCGCAACTGGCCGCCAGAGGATCGCCCCAGCGGTCTGGACACGCCCGCGCCAGCTGATGAGTCAGCTCCTGCGGCGCCCGCTGTGCCCGCTGTCTACCTGGCTCCTCCTTTGCCCCCTGCACCTGCTTCTGAGCCGGCGCCTTGGGATGTCGATGAGCCGTTCTGATCTTCAACCCTTTTCCATGTGGGCAGCGCCTGAAACGCGCCGCACCGCATGCGCTGCTGGAGGCGTGATTCGCTGCAGCGTGCCCAGTGCTGGGCCGGTGGTCGCTATGCGGCCCCGATGCGGAGCGGTGGCGGGGATGGCCTGCCCTTCGCCCATGACCTGAGTGTCCAAGTGTCCAGGGTGTCCAAGGTTTTCCTATGGACACCATCGGCCACCACTTCCCCATTTCCTGGGGTTGCAGCCGCTGCATTGTCTGGGCGGTTGGGCGGGTGGCCAGGCTTGTGCAGCGGCGGGCGGGCACAGGCTGGCGAGCAGGGGCGCGGGCGCGCTCGCGCGGATTCGGGCGGTTACCCGTTATCTCTATAGGTTGGGATGGACAGTATGGACACTCGGACACAAGCAGGATCAGCAGGGCCGGCAAGCAAGTCGGATGGGCAGCAGTGGACGGCAGAGGACAGGCGCCGCATCGAGCGGGGCCAGCAGATCATCAAGAGCAACATGCCCGGGGTCTACGGGCATATCTGCAAGGCCGCAGCGGCTGACAAAAGGGTCTGGGGTTTGGTGCGAATGGGGCTGGCAGGCCGCCCCAATTGCTTCTGGGCCATGGAGGGACAGCAGTTGGCAGGCACGCCCTTCGTCGCATGGGCGAGCCTGGACGCTCCGGCAAAGCTGTTGCAGCAGATGGCCCGGCCTGCATTCATCTGCCTGCTCGGCCCACTGCCGCAGGAGGCCTGACCATGGCGCGCATCGAGCGAATCAAACAGCGGCTGGACAACTGGGCCTTGTGGCGTGCGCGACGTGATGGGCACGGCCTCGGCTTCCCATCGCAGAACATGCTCGCGGCCTGGATGGCGAGTGCCGAGCAGCGGCCCAAGCTGCGGGAGTCGGTCATACTCGTGCTGCACCTTGAGGCCGAGGAAACGGACAAGGCTGTCCAGTCCCTCAAGCCCAGCAAGCCGCATCTGCATCAGACCCTTGAGCTGATTTACCTGCGAGACCTGGGAGTGCAGGGCACAGCGAGGCGGATCGGCCGGGCGCCCTCTACGGTGCATGCTCAACTGGAGGCAGCAGACCGCGCCATTGATGAATGGCTGGTGGCGATGGTGCAGGAGCGGGAGCGCAAGCTGGCCCAGCTCTGGGCGGTCAAGCCGCGCCCGGATAGTTTTACGTCATAGAGAGTCCTGGTACATTTCAGGCAACTTGTGGAAGGTGTCCCAACCCACTGACCGCAGGCAACCCGAACCCCGCCAAGTGCAAGCTTGGTGGGGTTTTCTTTTGGCTTCACAGGAGACATCGCCATGCCATCAGCTGCCCCGCGTCCGTGCTCGCATCCGGGCTGTGGCGTGCTGGTCCGCGATGGCGCGGGCCGGTGTCCAAAGCATCCCAAGCAGTCCTGGGCAAAGAAGCCCGCAGCCGCCAAGCGCGTGACGGGCCGCAAGCTCCAGCAGCTGCGCAAAGAACTGTTCGAGCGTGAGCCGCTGTGCCGGCCCTGTTACCGCAAGGGCATCGTGACCCTTGCGACCCAGCGAGACCATGAGATCCCGCTGGAGGAGGGTGGCACGGACACCAAAGACAACGAGCAACCCATTTGCGCCGCTTGCCATGACGAGAAGTCAAAGGCGGAGCGGGCGCGTGGGCTGCGGCGTGCTTGGGCTGGATATCGGGAGGGGTGAGCCCGCCCGAGGGTGGGCCGGCCGGGCCAGGGGCGCCCGGTCGGCCGATGGGGGTCCGAAGCAGGGCCGAGGGGGTAGGGGGTGTCCGAAGTTTCGGCCCTTTTGTGTGGAAACCGACCGCTCCGTGGAATTTTTGCACGCGCAGGTTTCGGGGGGGGGGGGGGGGGTAGGAGGTAGACCATGGGACGACGAGGCCCGGCCGCGAAGCCGGTGGAGCTGAAAGTGCTGGAAGGCAACCGGGGCAAGCGCCCGATGTCGGTGAACCTGGACAGCACTTTCCGGCCAGAGGCGGGAATGCCGCCAGTGCCGAAGGGCCTGAGCCCTGGCGCACGCAAGGTGTGGAAGCGCCTGGGCGCAGAGCTGCTCCGCTACAACCTGATCTCGGTTGTGTATTCGGACATCTTCGAGGAGCTGTGCGAAACCGTTTCCGATGTGAAGGAACTGCGCCATTCGCTGCGCGCCCGCCAGAACCTGCTGCGGGCCGAAGGCAAAGACCCGATGGGTGCCTTCGAGGTGACCAGCCCGAACGGGATGCCCATGCAGCACCCCCGTTATCAGATCCTCAAAAGCGAACGGCAAATGATGCTGTCGCTGCTGGCCAAGTTCGGCCTGAGCCCGGCCGAGCAGGCCAATGTGACAACCGCCATCCGCGCGCAGCTGCAGCTCTTCGAGGGCGAGGCGCCGAAGGATGTGCAATCCCCGGCTGCGCCCGCTGCCGCCCCGGCCTCTCCGCGAGGGTTCACCGACTTCGACTAGCTGCCATGACCCGACCTCAAGCCGAGTATTTCGAGCGCGCAAAGGCTTACGCCAGGCGCGTGACGAAAGGGCAGGAGGTCGCGGGCAAGTACGAGCGGCTGGCCTGCAAGCGGTTCCTGCGGGATCTGGATCGCCAGGGTGCCGAAGATTTCCCGTATGTGGTGGACGTGCGCCTGGGTGGCCGGGCCTGCCAATTCCAAGAGCTGCTCTGCCATATCAAGGGCGAGTGGGCCAAGCCAGTCTATGAAGACGGGATGGTGCGCTACGCGAAGATTCGCTTGGAGGACTGGCAGATCTTCTGTGAGTTCAACCTGTTCGGCTGGGTGCACGCGAGCACCAGGCTGCGCCGGTTTCGCCGCAGCTACGAAGAGGTGGCGCGCAAGAATGCGAAGAGTACGCGCGCCGCCGGCCGTTGCCTGTACCTCGCCTTTGCGGACGATGAGCCCGGCGCGCAGGTCTACAGCGCGGCGACGACCGGCGAGCAGGCCCGTGAAGTGTTCGATACGGCGCGCGAAATGGTGCTGCGTGACAGCGAGTTCCGCGAGCGCTTCGGTGTCACGGTGGGCCGCCACGACATCAGCTGCCCGAGCACGGCCAGCAGCTTCAAGATCCTCAATGCCGAGGCCAGCACGCAGGACGGCCTGAACGTACATGGCGCGGCCGTGGACGAGGTGCACGCGCACAAGAAGCGCGACCTGTGGGATGTGATCGAGTCGGCGGACGGTGCCCGCAGTCAGCCGCTCATCTCGGCCATCACCACGGCCGGCAAGGACACGGGTGGCATCTGCTTCGAGCTGCGCAGCTACACCATCAAGGTGTTGGAAGGCACGCACGTCGATGAGACGTGGTTCGGGGTGATCTACACCATCGACGAGGGCGACGATTGGAAAGATCCAAAGGTCTGGCGCAAGGCGAATCCGAACCTGGGCATCAGTGCCAAGGTGGACAAGCTGGAGGCCACGAAAACCAAGGCGCTGGCGACACCCAGCAGCCGGGGCAATTTCCTGACCAAGCACCTGAACGTGTGGACCAATGCCGGCACCAACTGGATGGACATGGAGGCTTGGAATTCCTGTGCCGATACCTCATTGCGGGAAGAGCAGTTCACCGATGAGGAGTGCTATGCGGCTTCCGACCTGGCAGAGAAAAACGACTTCGCGGCCAAGGTCAAGATATTCCGGCGCGGCGATATGTGGTTCGTGTGCACACGTCTGTACTACAACCAGGTTGCGGTTCAGGAGAGCAAGACGGCGCAGCTGTCGGGCTGGGTTGATGAAGGATGGATCAAGGTCAGCCCTGGCAACCTGACCGATTTCGACATGATCGCGGAAGACCTCAAGGCCGACCGCGACATGCACGACCTGAAGGAAGCCGCATACGACCCGGCGCTGTCCAGCTACTGGGCGCGCAAGCTGATCGATGAGGGCCTGCCCATGGTCGAGATCACGCAGCGCAGCCTGTTTTTCACGCAGCCCCTGCAGGAGCTGGAAGCCCTGGTCCTGGCCGGCAAGGTGCGCCATGACGGCAACCCCTGCATGAGCTGGATGGTCAGCAACCTGGTGGTGCTGACCAGCAAATACAACGAGCTGAAAAGCCCGACCAAGAACCGCAAGGAAGACAAGATCGACGGCGCCATTGCCATGCTGATGGCGTTCGGCCGTGCCTTGGCCCTGGCGGAACCTCAAACCGACAAGCGCCAGAAAGCCAAGGCTTTCTGGGCGTCATTTGCAGAAGCGAACAGCACATGAGCCCAATCCGAAAAGCGGTGCTCGGGGCTATGGCCTGGGCGCTCAAGGGCACCGACCTGACCCTGACCAACCCGCAGGGCTGGAATGTCCTGGGCGTAGGCCCGACCTGGGCAAAGGTTCCCGTGGGCGAGTTGACGCAGTTGAAGATCACGGCGTCTTGGTCTGCGATCCGGCTGATTGCCGAGACCGTGGGCACCATCCCGCTGCACCTGTACCGCACTACACAGAAGGGGCGGGAGCGGGCCAAGGATGACGCGCGCTACACGCTGGTGCACGACCAGCCCTGTGACTACATGACGGCCCCCGAGTGGAAGGAAGCCATGGTGGTGAGCCTTGCCACCATGGGCCAGTCCTACAACCCGGTGGATCGAATGGAGTCCACGGGGCGCATCCTGCAGATCCAGCCGGTGCACAAGTCCCGGGTGCAGCCCGAGGTCCAGCAGGACGGATCAATCGTCTACTGGCTCACCGACCGCCAGGGCCGGCGCATCAAGCGCAGGCGCGAGGACGTGATGCCCATCCGGGGCTTCGGCGGTGTGGGTGATCTGGAGGGCTATGCGCCGCACCAACTGCACAGCAACAGTCTGGCCCTGGCCGTGGCGCTGGAAAAGTATGCGGCCGAGTTCTTCGGCAGCGGTGGCCGGCCCCAAGGCATCTTGAAGACCACGGCGGACTTTGGCGAGAAGCAGCGAGACCAGATCCGCGCCAACTTCACCCAGTACCTCAAGGAGTCGCGGGACAAGGGTGAGCTGCCGGTGCTGGACGGGGAAACCGACTATCTGGCCATCAGCACGCCGAACAACGAGGCGCAGTTCATCGAGTCTCGCAAGCTGCAGATTGCCGAGGCGGCGCGGATTTATCGCGTGCCCCTGCACATGCTCATGGAGATGGACAAGGCCAGCTACGCCAACACCGAGCAGGCCAACAAGCATTTCCTGGACTACACGCTGATGGCGTACCTGGTGCGGATCGAGGCCGGGCTCAACAGCAGCCTGCTGACGCCCGCCGAGCGCCGCGCCGGCATGTATTTCCAGTTCGATGTCCGTGGCCTGCTGCGCGGCGACAGCACGCAGCGCGGCGAGTACTACGTGAAGCTGCGCACGGCCGGTGCCATCACGCAAAACGAGATCCGCGAGCTGGAGGACATGCCGCTCATCGACGGCGCAGACGACTTGCATGTGCCGCTCAACATGGCCCCCTCGGACCTGCTGGGGGAGATCCTGACCCGAAACAAAGGAGGCGCCTGATGGACCGCCTGACCGCACCGATTGAAATCAAGGAAGCCAAGGCAGACGGCACGTTCACCGGCTATGCCGCCGTTTTCAACAACGTCGATCTTGGCCGGGACGTGATCATGCCCGGCGCATTCCGCGCGATGAAGGAAACGCGCGACGGCAAGGTGCGCATTGCTATGAACCACGACCTCAAGCGCCTGGCCGGCAAAGCCAAGTGCACGCAGGACGAGCACGGCCTGCGCGTCGAAGGGCAGCTCGCACTGGGCGTGAGCTACGTGCAGGACGCCTATGAGTTGATGAAATCCGGCGTGCTTGATGGCCTGTCTGTGGGTTTCGACATCGTGCCAGGTGGTGCCACCTGGGAAGAGCGCGATGGCGACTATGTGCGAATCATCAAAGACGCGGTGCTCTGGGAGTTCTCCCTGGTGCCTTTCGGCATGAACCCGGAAGCGCTGGTGGAGACCGTCAAGGCCGCCACCACGATTCGAGACTTCGAGGCGCAGCTGCGCGGCCTCGGATACAGCCAGCGCGAGGCCAAGGCCTTGGCTGCTGGCGGCTTTCAGTCGCTGGGCCACCGGGACGGTGACCCGGACAGCGAGACGCTGGCAGACAACCTCAAAAACCTCGCGCACGCATTCAACTGGAAATGACATCATGAGTGATATTCAAAAAGCCATCGAGCACCTGACGGACACGGCCAAGGCCGCCAAGGAAACCGTGGAGCAGGTCCGCAAGGCCCATACGGAGCTGGACGGCAAGGTGTCCAAACTGCATGACGAGATGAAGTCAGGCATGGTCGATGCCACCACCAAGGCCGCATTTCAGGATGCTGTCCAGAAGGTGGACAAGGTCGAGAAGGCTTTGGAAAAGGTCAACGACGAAGTGGCCGAGATCGCCAAGAAGGCCGCCAACCTGCTGGGCGGTGGCGGCGACCAGAAAAAGAGCCTGGGCCAGATCGTGGGCGAGTCCGAAGTTTGCAAGAGCTATCGCGGTGGCGTGGCCGAGCTGGCAACGATGAATGCGCCCCTGTTCGGCAAGGCCGCGATCACCAGTGGCCCGTCAAGCGCCGGTGCGCTGATCCTGCCGCACCAGGCTGGAATCGTCATGGGGCCTGATATGGCGCTGACGGTGCGCGATCTGTTCATGGCCGTGAGCATCGCCAGCAATTCGGTGGAGTGGGTGCAGGAAAAGCTCTTCACCAACAATGCCGGCTCTCGCAATGGCGAAGGCAACGCGCTGCCCGAATCCGGCCTGACGTTCGAGAAGAAAAGCTCGCCCGTCGAAAACATCGGCCACTGGATTCCCGCCAGCCGCCAGGTGCTGGCCGACGCGCCGCAGCTGCAGGGCCTGGTCGATGGCCGCATGCGCCAGGGCCTGAAGATCAAGGAAGACGCGCAGCTGCTGTTCGGCGACGGCACCAATGGCAACCTGCTGGGCCTGACGCCGCAGGCCGTGGCATTCAGCGCTACCGGCATGCCTGCCGTGCCCTCGGGTGGTCCGGCCCATACCAAGCTGGACTATCTGCGCTGGGCCTTCCTGCAGGTTGCTAAGGCGCAGTATCCGGCCACTTTCGCCGTGCTGAGCCTGGAAGACTGGGCACTGATCCAGATGATGAAGACCAACGACGGCGCCTACATCTTCGGCACGCCCACGGATGGCGCCGCGCCGCGCGTGTGGGGCAAGACCGTGGTGGAGAGCCATGCCATGGAGGCCGACGACTTCCTGGCCGGCAGCGGCTTCGCGGCAACGATCTATGACCGCGAGGAGGTCAGCGTGCGCGTGGCCGAGCAGCATGCGGACTTTGCGATCAAGGGCATGGTTGCCCTGATCGTGGAAGAGCGCCTGGGCTTCACGGTGGAGCGCCCCTCTGCCATCGTTGCGGGCCAGTTCCCCGCGCCGTAAACGTTCCCTCAACCCTCGGCCAAACGCCAGCCTTTGCGCTGGCGTTTGGCATTTCTGGACTGGAGAGAAGACATGGAAGCAGCAAAGACATTCGAGCGCGACGGCAAGCGCTACCGCCCGGGCGACCCGTTGCCCGAGGGCCTGGACGCCGTGACCCTCGCGCACTACAAGCGCCACGGCATGGTCCGCGAACCTCGCGACAAGACGCCAGGCCCGGCCGAGAAAAAGCCCTCTGCCCCCCCCAGCCCGGCGCAGCCCCCCACCCCTCGCCGCAACAGCTCGCCCAAGCCGGCGAATACGGCAGGCCTGCAGGCGGCAGGGCAGGGGGCTGCAACAGACAACGCGCCGCCGGCGCCGCTTCCCCCCACTGATCCCACGCCGCCGGCAGATCAGCCGGCCGCCGCTGGCGCCTGCGTGGCGACTGGCGAGGCGGCGGGCACGCAAGAGGGTGGAGCCGCACCAGTGGATGCAGCTGCAGCTCAAGAGCCCGCCAAGGAATGAGCATGCCCAAGCCGCTGGTAAGCCTGGAGCAGGCAAAGGAACATCTCAGGGTGGTGTCCAGCCTGGAAGATGCTGACATTCAGCTCAAGCTGTCGGCGGCAACGGGAATGGCTGTCAGCTACCTGGACCGAGGGGTTTTCGCAGACCAGGCGGATCTTGATGAGGCCTTGGCCGCTGACACAGCCGGCCCGCTGCCAATGGTGTGCACGGACATGGTTCGCGCGGGCATCCTGCTGATCCTGGGCGACCTGTACACCAATCGTGAGGAGGTGGTCACAGGGACCATCGCTACACGGTTGCCCACGGGTGCCCGCGCATGTTTGCGGCCGCTGCGGCGCATGGGGTGCTGACATGCAGGCCGGCAAGCTCAAAGAGCGGATCACTCTGCAGCGCCTGGCCATGGGCCAGGACAGCAGCGGCGGCATGGTGCGGCAGTGGGTGGATCTGGCAAAGGATCTGCCCGCCAGCCGGCGCGACTTCTCGGGCTCGGAGCGCCCCGCCACCGGCGTCGCTGGTGGCATCGTGGCAGTGGCCCGTACCGAGTTCACGATTCGCTGGATGCCCGGTATCGACGCCACCATGCGGGTGCTGCATGAGGGCGAGTGCCACAACATCCAGCACGTCAACAACTTCGCAGGCCGGCGCGAATCGCTGATCCTGACCTGTGAAACGGGGGTCAACGATGGCTGACAAACCCGAGATCACCGGCGTGCCCGACCTGACTGCAGCCTTCCGCGAAGTCCGTGAGGACATGGCGCAAAAGGTCTCGCGCCGCATGGTGGTCGCTGGCGGCAAGGTGATCACCAACCGTGCCAAAGCGATTGCCAAGGCAAACGGATCGGTGATCACCGGCGCCATGGTCGAAAACATCGCCATCAAGCGCGAGCCCAACGCCCCGGACGGAACGGCGCAGTACCACATCGGGGTGCGCCACGGCCGCGACCAGACCAAGCGCGTACAGGCCAAGGGGCAAAAGCGCCTGGTCGTGAGCCGGGGGCGCATCAAGGTGCGGCGCGACAACGACCCGTTCTATTGGCGCTGGGTCGAGACCGGCCGCCGTGTGGTGCCTGCATCGGTCAAGTCTGGCGTCACGACATACACGCAGCGGCTGCGCAATGGCCGCGTGGTAGTGCGCACGCGCAAGTACGAGGCCACAAGCCTGCGAGCGCGCCGGCGGGCTGCCTCGCAGGGCGTGGTCGGCCGCAAGCCGTTCATTGAGCCCGCGCTGCAGCAGGAGCGTGACAACGCCATCACGGCCATGGACCAGGCGCTGCAGCGCTACTTGGCCAGCGAAAGAAAGAAGGGAGGCGCATGACTGCAGGCCCGAGCATCCATCAGCGTCTGCTGCCTGCTCTCAAAGCGGTGCTGGCCAATACCTGGTGGCTTGAGCTGCCGGCCCACCCGACCTGGCCAGCGGCTGTTTTCAGCGTCGAGACGGCGCCGGAGCCCGGATGGTGCGCCGGCGGCGGCTACGACGCACACGACGCCACGGTGATCGTGCTCAGCCGCAGCGCGGTCGAGCTGGACACCCTGCTGCCGACCAGCGGCGGCGGCAGCGTGCGCGCGGCTGTCGAGGCCATGGAGCACTACCAATGGGAAGTGGGCTGCGAGGACGCGGACTATGAAGACGATCCGCAGGTCTACGCCCGCGCCCTGATCGTGCGCTTGCGCACGCCCCGATTCATCACAGCAAAGGACACCACGCCATGACGGCAAAGAAAGACAAAGACGAGGCAGTGCACACGTCTGCACCGGCCCCGCAGAACGCCAAGCCGGCCAAGCCCGCGCACCACCAGGCTACCGCGCTGCCGCCCCGGGATGCGTTCCACGGCAAGGCGGGCCGCTACGTGCGCGACCCCGCCACCGGCCTGCGCGTGCCGCAGGACTGAACGCAGGCCCTATCCCTCAACCTCTGAAAGGAACCCCCATGGCAAAGTCCATGAAACAGATGCTGCTGCTGGCCATGGTCCAGACGGCGGCGGGCGCTGCGGCCACGCCCACGGCGGCGGCCAATGCCATCCTGTGCCGGGCGCTGATGCCCGAGCCCATCACGGCCGACCAGGTGGCGCGTGATCTGATCCGCCCCTACAAGGGCAACAGCGGCAAGCTCACGGCCGGCGAGCATCGCAAACTGTCGTGCGAAGTGGAAATCGCCGGGAGCGGCACGCCAGGCGTGGCGCCTGCCTACGGCGATCTTCTGCAGGCCTGTGGCTTTGCGGAGACCGTCACGGCCGGAACCGATGTGCAATACACGCTGGTGAGCGGCGGTGAGCCGCTGCTGACGCTGTATGGCTATCTGGATGGCACGCTGTTCAAGATCGTGGACGCCAAGGGTACGGTCAGCTTCGAGCTGAACCCCAAGGGCATCCCCGTCATGAAATTCGAGTTCCTGGGCGCTTACTCCAAACCGGAAGAGGGCGCCATGCCCATGGGCGTGGATTACTCGAAGTTCATGCAGCCCAAGGTTGTTGGTAAGACCAACACGCCCACGCTCACCATCTTCGGGCATAGCGCCTGCACCAGTGCGTTTTCGGTCAACCTGGCCAATCAGTTGAACTGGCGCGAGCTGATCAACTGCGCAGGCGCGGCCAGCCCCGACCGTCAGCCCACGGGCTCCATCACCATGGAATTTCCGAAGGTCACGACAAAGGACTGGACGGAAATCGTGCGCAACAGCGAGCGCGGCCCGGCCGTGATCGTGCACGGCGTGGACCCCGGCAACATCGTGGAGCTGCAGATGCCCAACATCCAGCCTGGTCCGTTCACGCTCAGCGATGACCAGGGCGTGGCAATGATGGCCTTGCCCTTCGACCTGGTGCCCATCGTCGGAGACGACGAGCTGGTGCTGATCGTGCGCTGACCAGTCTCTTTTCCTCTCACCTGAGGCCGCTCTATGCGGCCTTTTTCTTTTCCGTTCCATCTCATCAGGAGTCCATCCATGTTCAATCTCACCCCCTCGGAAACCTTCAAGGAAACCGTCAAGATCCAGACCAAGACTGAAAGCGGCCTGTGGCGCGAAGAGTCCTTCACCGCTGTTTTCAAGCGCACGACAGAGGAGCGCCGGCAGGAGTTGCACAACAAGCCGTTTGGCGAAGTGGTGGAAGAAATCCTGGTTGGCTGGGACATGGTGGACATGGAGCGCAAGCCCGTGGAGTTCACGCCAGAGAACAAGGCCGCGTTCCTGCAGATCCCCGCCGCCGTGCGTGAAACGGCCATCACCTATCTGCGCACCAACGCGGGCGCCAAAGAAAAAAACTGATCGAGGCCGCGCGCTGGTGGGCGGGCGTACGCCCGCAAACCGTCGATCCCTTCGCGCCGCAGGAATCCATGCTGGAGGCTATGCGCGCGATGGGCGCGCCGGCGAAAGACATCGAGCGCGTGGCCGAGGCCATCGAGCAGCAGCGCGCGGCCGTGCCGACGCAGCCCGAGGAGTTCGGGGTGTACCGCGAAAACTGGGCCACGGTGCAGGCCTGGATTGCCCTGGAAACCCAATGGAACTGGCTATCGCCACCCGTCAGTGCGTTTGCAGGCGTTGGCATGCCTGTGCGCACCGGCTTGAACTATGCCGGCGTGGCCGCCTGGCTTGAGCTGTTTGTGCCCGCTCGGCAACGGCGCAGCGTCATGCAAGGGCTGATGTTGATGGAGCGGGCCGGCATGGCCGCGCTCATTGAAATTCGAAAACAAGAGGAGGGCTAGCTATGTCGGCATTGGGATCGCTGGTCGTCAAGCTCGCGCTGGAATATGCGCAGTTCAGCCAGGGGCTGCAGTCCTCTGAGCAGGAGGTCAAGCAGCACGCCAAGCGCGTGCAGGATGCCTATGACAACATGGCCGCCGGCGTGTCGGCCCGTATGGACAGCCTCAAGGGCGCAGTGCTGGGTGCCATCGGCGGCGCGATCAGCGTGGTCGGCATCACCTCGGCCATCTCCAAGATCAAGCAGGAGACCATCGACGCCGAAAAGGAGCAGACCCAGCTCGCGGCGGCGATCAAGTCCACAGGCGGCGCCGCTGGCTGGAGCATCGAGCGGCTCAACGCGATGGCCGACAGCATGGAGAAGACCAGCACGTTCAGTGCCGGTCAGATCAACCAGGCGCAGACCCGCATGCTCAGCTATGCGGGGGTGGTGGGCGAGCAGTTCCCGCGCGCCATGCAGGCCGTGATCGACATGTCCGAGCGCATGGGCTACGAAGTCACGGCCTCGGCCGAGACCATCGGCAAGGCCCTGGACGTGCCCAGCGAGGGCCTGACCGCACTGTCCAAGCAGGGCTTTCGGTTCACGGATGCTCAGAAGGAACTGGTTAAGCAGTTCGAGCGCACGGGCCAGACGGCCAAGGCGCAGGAGATCATCCTGCAGGCCCTGGAGTCCAGCTACGGCGGCGCCGCCCAGGCGGCGCGCGACACGCTGGGCGGCTCGCTGACGGCCGTTGGCAACACCATCAATAGCCTCATGACGGCGGACAGTGCGAGCCTGCCAGGCCTACGCGATAGCGTGGAGGGGCTCAATAGCACGCTCAACAGCGATGACGTGCGCAACGGGTTTCAGACGCTGATCAGCGGGCTGATCGACGTGGGCAGCTTTGCCGCCAGCAGCATGGCGGGCATCGTCAAGCTGGGCCAGGCCGTGGCTGAGCACAAAGGCGAAATTGGTGTTGTGCTGGGCATGATCGCCGGCACGGCCACGGCTGCCGGGGCGCTGCAGGTTGCCAATGCCATCGGCGCCGCTGGCGGCGTCTGGGGGGCATTGACCAAGGTGCGCGGCGCGGTGATCGCACTGAGCTTGGCCCTTGCGGCGAACCCGGCCACCCTGGTGCTGCTGGGCATTGGTGCGGCTACGGGCGCGGCCATCGCGTCGAACCTGGGCGACCCTGTGGGAGACCGGCTCAGCAAGGAAATCGAATTCCAGACTGAGCGCCTGGCGCAGGCCGAGGCCCTGCTGGCCCGCGCCGGTGGCCCCAAGGGGCAGATGACGGCGAAGCTCGAAGAGCGCATTGCCGGCATCAAAAGCCATCTGGATGTTTTGCGGACAGCTGCAGGCGCGGCAAAGCCCGCAGTGGAAGACGTGGCGACCGAGGTTGCTGGTGTAGCCGCCGCCGCGAATAGCACGCAGGTTCCTTTGGGCCAGTCGGAAGACTGGATCAAGAAGTACGGCACAGCGGCCCAGAAAGCTGCGCTGGAGGTCGAGGAGTGGAAACGCAAGCTCGGCTCTGCGTTCACGCCCGAGATGCAGCGCCAGGTCGAAGAGACCTATGCCAAGCAGGACGCGGGAGCCAAGGCCAGCGCGCAGTCGGCCAAGCAGCTGCAGACAGCCTATGACAACCTGCTGCAGTCCATTGCTGAAAAAGTCGGCGAGCAACAGCAGGAGTTGAAGAGCGGCGAGAAGCTGGCCGAGTCCGATAAGGTCCGCATCAAGTTCAACGAGGATCTCAAGGACTCGCTGAAGGGTCTGAGCGAGGCGCAGCGTGCCAACGTGCTTGCGAAGATCGACAGCCTGGCTGCGCTGGAAAAGGAGAACAAGGCGCAAAAGGAGTTCCTGCGCATCGCGGAACTGGAGCGCACGCGCCGTCTGGCCATCGCAGCCGCGGCTGAACAGACTGTTGCCAGCTTGCTGGAGAGCAACAAGACGCTGCGAGAAGAGATCGAGCTGATCGGCCTCAACGCTGAGCAACAGTCCCAGATCCTCACGCAGCGGCAACTGGCAATCATCCTGGTCAAAGAGCAGCAGCTTGCCGAGATGGAGCGTGCGGCCGCCCTGACCGGCACGATGACCCGTGAGCAGATCGCCCTGCAGCAGGAGATCGAGCTGCTGCGCGAGCGGCTGGGCCTCACGTCCCTGAAGGAGTCCCGTGAGACCTCGGCGCAGGCTGCGGCTGCGAGTGTGAGCGAATGGCAAAAGGGTGTGGAGCAGATTGGTCAGAGCCTGAGCGATCAGCTCATGGCCGGTGGCCGCTCGTTTGGCGACTACCTCAAGAATCTGGCCCGCACGCTGGTTTTCCGGCCGCTGATCATGGCGACCGTGCAACTGGCGATGAACAGTGCTGCCGGCGCGTTGGGTCTGGACCTGGGTGGAAAGCAGTCGGGCGGCGCGGGCATGGGGGTGCTCAACAACCTCGGCACGCTGGGCGCTGGTGCGCAGGCAATGTGGGGCTTTATGCCCGGTGCTTCTGCCGCAAGTCTGGCTGGCGCGAATGCTGTGGGCTTGGCTGGAGGCGATGCAATGGGTGCTCTCATTGCCGGCAATGGTGGCTGGGCTGGGGTTGGTAGCAGCTTCGGTGCAGCACTGACCACGGCGCTGCCATGGATTGCAGGGGCTGTTGCAATCTTCTCTCTGCTCAAGGGCGGGATGTTCGGGTCGCGTGGGGCCAATCACGTCGGGGCGGCATACAGCACCACGGGCGCGGATAACGACAAGGCGGCAGAAATGCTGTTCGGGCGTGCGGCCGGCGATTGGTATGACGATTTGACCAAGCGCGGCAACAAGGATCTTGGCAAGCAGCTCGGCACGACGGTTGAGGCCCTGTCCGATGTCTACAAGTCCCTGGCCAAGTACGCTGGCGACAGTGCACGCGATATCGACATCGTTGCGGGGTTTGCAAGCAATCCGAAGTATGGCGATGAAGATTCCTACGGCTACTTCAAGCTGATAGACAAGATCACCGGCGAAGTCCTGACCAGCTACACCAAGCGGGATGGCGGGCTTGGCAATGACCCGGAAAAGGCCTGGGCGCAGTTCGTAGCCGACATGGGCGGCGCCCTCATCGGCGAGCTGAAAAAGGCCGACATCCCGGCCTGGATGCGGGACTCTTTCGAGGAGCTGGGCGACGACATCACGCTGGAGAGCTTCAACGCAATGCTGCAAAAGGTGCAGCTCACGGCCTCGGCTATTGAGGGCTGGACACGCAACATCACCAACTTCGGGGAGCTGGGCGACAAAGCCATTGCGAAGCTGATCAAGGACATGGACGGCATCGAGAACCTGATTGCAGGTATGGATACCTTCTACACCGGCTTCTATTCGGAAAGCGAACGGGTCGAGAACGCCGCGAAGGTGCTGGACAAGTCGCTGAAGGATCTGAAGCTGGAGATTGATCCGCGCCAGGGCCAGGCTGCAAAAGAGCAGTTCCGCAAGTTGGTCGAAGCGGCGATGGCCGCCGGCGACGTGGAGCTGCTCGCCAAGCTGCTGCCCCTGGCCCAGATGTTTGGCGAAGTCGCCGACGCTGCAGGCCGTGTGCTGGATGGGCTCAAGGATGACCGCTCCAAGCTGGAAGCCGAATACCTGCGAGCCACGGGCCAAACGGACAAGTATCGCGAGGCCTTGCGCAAGCTGGCGACAGAGGGCATGAGTGAGGCCGAGCGCGCCGCCTGGGACTACAACGAGGCACTGCGCGCCGAAATCGCTGCCCGCGACAAGCAGGCGGATCTTGAGCGCCGCTGGCTGGAACTGACCGGCGACACGGCCGAGCTGCGCCGGCGCGAACTGGCGGCGCTGGACCCGAGCAACCGCGCACTGCAAGAACGGATCTGGGCGCTGGAGGACGCCAAGGCTGCGGACACCAAGGCGCGCGCGAACTTTGAGGCAGCGGTCAGCCGCGAGCGGGATTACTGGAGTGCCATCGCGTCATCGTCTCAGGAGGCCATACAGGCGCTGTCAGGCTCGATTGCCTCGCTTCGCTCAAATGCGCGAGATTTACAGGGAATGTCTGATGCTTCCGCTCAATGGGTGGCTGCGCAGGGCATGGTCTATGTGGAGAGCGCGCTGGCGGGTGTGCGAAACGGCAAGAAGCTGTCCAGCTACAACGAACTGAGCGAAGCCATCGCGGCAGCGCGAGGGGGCATCTCTGCGGGCGTCTATGCAACGCAGTTTGAAAGGGAGCGTGACGCCCTGGTGCTTGCTGGTCAGTTGTCGGACCTTGCAGACCTGGGCGATGAGCAACTCAGCGTAGAGGAGCGGCTGTTCAAAAACTCGCAAGAGCAGATTGATCGGCTCGACAAAACGCTGGCGTATTGGCGTGACCTGCTTGAAGGCAACGAAAAGCAGATCGATGCGACGCTATCCGTGGAAGCTGCGATCAAGGGCCTTGAGGCGTTGCTATTTCCGGAAAAGTCACCCACGCCCGGCGGGGGCGGCAGTGGGGGCAAGACACCGACGCCGGATTGGGGGCCCGGGGGCGGTGGGTTTGCGCCCGCCAACAACGGTAAATACAAGACGCCTACTGCGATCTTGTCGGGCGGCGCAGTCATCTATGACTACGCCGATCTTGACTACGAACGCCGGCTGGATGGCCTCGCTCCAACGTTCAATAAATGGTCTGGCACGGGCGATTTTGCAGGGCTTGCAACGGACTTCCAGAAAGCTGGTGGGACGGCTCAGGACCTGGCTTACCTGTACGGCTTTTCAGTCAATGACGTGAACGCTGCGCTTGACCGGGCTGGCATCCCGCGTTTTGACGTGGGCACGAACTACGTTCCCGGCGACATGTTGGCCCAGATCCACGAAGGCGAAGCCATTGTGCCAAAGGCCTTTAATCCCTGGGCTGGCGGCTTTCAGCGGCCGCGTGGAGAGGACTCGGGGAGGTCGGTGGCTCTGCTTGAGCGTCTGCTCTTGGTCGTTGATCGCTTGACCTCGCATGTCTCGGAAATCTCTGTGAGTGTGTCCGCCATGCAGGAGCTAACCGACGACGTGACCGAAGGTGGTAACGCCACGCGGACGGAAATCATGAATGTGTCGGCCCTGGCGCAAGCAATAGCAAAGGAGATCGCATGAACGTATCCGCTCGCGTCATGGTGCCGGTGAAAATCACCGATGCCATGGTCGCCGCAGGCACGACAGTGCCCGAGCCCAATACGGCAAATGGCGAAGTCGCATGGGTCGCCAGTGGCAGCTATGCCATTGACGACCTGCGCACCTCAAATGGATCTGTCTACTCGTGCTCCCGGGCGCACTCGGGCCGTACGGCGCAACCTGAGGCTGATCCTGGCTATTGGCTCCGCAAGGGGCCAACTGACCGCATGGCCCCTTTCGATGATTATTCGGCGACGAAATCTCGGGGCAAGGGGTCCATCACGTTCGTGCTGACTCCAGGCTTTATCAACGGCGTCAGCGTCTATGGACCCGAGGGGGCGACCTATTCACTTGTCGTCCGTGATGCCCCTGGTGGAGATGTTATCCGGGAGCAGCACGGCGATCTTTACGCCCAAGCCGCAGGGCTCTGGGAGTTGCTTTTTACGCCGCTGCCAGCGCTGGAAAAAATCAGCATGGATGAAATTCCGATAGCGCCAAATGCCGAGGTGTCCGTGACGATCCGGGCGCCGGGGAATGGCGCCGTCGCTGTGGGTGATATCAAGGTAGGGGACTGGCGGCAACTCATAGGTGAAGCCAACTTTGGCGGTGCCGAGTACGGGGCAGAGGCGCAGAGGAAGTCCTACACCTATCGCCAGGTCAATGACGACGGGACCTTTAGACAGATCCCCCGCGGCAACGTCCGCGACGTTACATGCAGGGTGGTAATCGACGCCGAACAGGCCATGTATGCGGACGCCATCCTTGGCGAAATCATCGATACCGTGGTGCCGTTTGAAGCATCAGGTCTGCCGCGCTATGGCTATCTCAACACCCGTGGTTTTGTGACCGGATCTATCCGGGCTGACAACTGGGGTGAGACATCTCTCAATCTCATTGTGAAAGGTGCCATCTGATGGCAATACAACCAGCAGCCACGCTCTCCCCGGTGCCGGAATTCCCGGCGCTGTCGGATCGAGCGGCAGGCACCTACAACAGCAAGGCCTATGCATTCGGCACGCACATGGGCGGGCCAGGGCCGTTTGTGCCTGAAATCAATGCGCTCTCTGCCAATGTCCAGCACAACGCGCAGGAAGCAGTCGCTGCGGCGGGCGGCTCCGGGGATGCGAAGCTTGCGGCAGAGAAGGCGCGAGACGACGCGATCACAGCCAAAGGGCAGTCCGAAACTGCACGCGATGCGTCGGTCTCGGCAAGAGGTGGATCTGAGTCGGCACGCGATGGCTCTATCACAGCCAAGGGGCAATCTGAAGCAGCACGCGACTTGTCCATCGCGGCCAAGGGCGGGGCCGAAACGGCCCGAGATGCTGCCGTCGCTGCGAAGAATGCATCGGAAGCTGCCCGCGACTCATCCAAGGCCTACCGCGACCAAGCTGAAGTATTCGCGTCTGCTCAGCTAAAGGGCAGCAGCACGACCAGCGTCACACCTGGCGCTGGCGCGAAGACCTTCGGCATGGAGTCATCGCGCTCGTTTGTGGCGGGCATGTACCTTGTGGTCACGTCCGCAAGCGACCCTGGTACACGTATGAGCGGCTACGTCCAGAGCTACAACCCAAGCACCGGCGCTCTGGTCATTGGAGTTGACACGTTCGCAGGCCTTTCCGCAAAAGCGGACTGGGTGATTGGTGTGGCTGCGCCAGGTGCTTCAGCCTGGATGACAACGCAAGTCATCACTGCATCGACTGTCGCTGTGCCGGGGGTGTTCTACGTTCTCGCGGCTGCCGGAATCACGCTGACCGTGCCAATCAATTTCGCTGCAGGCCAGGCCTTTGGGTTTGGGATGTCGCGCGGCATCTGGGCCGCAAACATTGACTGGCAGTCAAACAAGCTCAAGGGCCGCAGTCCTGGCGTGATGCAACTGCTGTCCCAAAACGATTCAGCGGTATGCCGCTGGGTCAATGCAACGGATGGATTTATGGAGGCAGCATGAGCTTTTACTCGGATTACTTTGGCGGTGGTGGCGGGGGAAAACTGCGCTACCAGGAGTTCTTGGCGTCTGGACCGTTTACCCCTCCTGCGGCACTGTTGGCGAGTGGTGGGCAGGGCTGGGTATTGCTGGTTGGTGGCGGGGGTGGTGGCGGTTGCTCGCGTGGTGGCGGCGGCGGTGGAGGTGCTGTCTTGACACTGCCGATGACGTTTACCGGGCCTGTTGCGGTCACTATCGGCGCGGGTGGTGCTGGCGGGACTGCATCGGGAGTTGGCAACGGCACTGCGGGGGGAGCCACGGCGGTTGGATCTGTGTCTGTGCCCGGTGGCGGGTATGGCGCTGGCGGTTTGTCTGGATACCAGCGAGGTGGCAACGGGGGGGCAGGCGGCGGTGGCAGCGGGGCAAGTACAGGAGGCGGTGGTGGTGGTGCCGGTGGTCCTGGCAATGGCAGCGGCACCGGGGCGGGCGGTCAGGGGCGCGGTGGTGAAGGCCTCTGGGGCGGGGGTGGGGGCGTCGGTGGCTCTGGCAATGGTGGCGTTGGTGGTTTGGGCATCAACGGCTATGGCGGGGGTGGTGGAGGTGGTGGGGATTCGGCCACCAACGGTCCTGGACTGGGTATGTCTGGCGGTGGTAGTGGCGGCGCGGAAGGCAACCCTGGTGCGCCTGGTAGCGCTGGTGCGACAAATCGTGGTGGCGGCGGTGGTGGTGGCGGCTACACCGCCGTTGGCGGTGCTGGTGGCTCTGGCTTTGTAAGGATCTGGTGGTACGAATGACCGAAAACTACGCACTCATCAAAAGCGGCTGTGTCGAGCAAGTCATCGTTGCTGACGCAGATTTTGCGGACGTGGTCCGCGCGCAGTGGGACCACGTAGAACCGGCGCCTGAAGGCGTCGGCATTGGCTGGTCATGGGATGGCCAGGCATTCGCTGCGCCCGCTGTGCCAGACCCTGGGCCGCAGCCTACGCCCGTGCGCCACATCAGCGTGGGCGCATTTTTTGACAGGTTCGGCACGATGAAATGGGCGATCCTGCGGGACCCAGACGAAAACTGCAAAGCAGTGGTGATGGACGCAAGCGTGCGCAAGTACATCGACCTGGACAACCCGGATTTGCCGGCAGGCCTGGCAATTCTGCAGGCTGCCGGGCACGCAATCGATCCTGGTGCGATCCTCGACGCGCCGATCCAGCCGCACGAGCTGCCCTGAAAGATGACATCCCACAACAAACCGCCCTCGGGCGGTTTTTTCATGCCCGGAGGAGGGCACATGGACAACAACTGGTTCGATCAACTTCTACCCAAAGTGCCGGGGATTCTCGGCAGTGCAGGAGCGCTTATGTGGATGCAAGGTACATGGCCCCGTAAGGGCGCAATGCTGGTGCTCGGGATCGCAGCGAGCAACTACGGTACGCCTGACTTCGTGGTGGCGACAGGCCTTTCTGAGGGGCTCGCCGGCTTCGTCGTCGGCATGTTCTCGATGACTGCGGCCGACTGGGTGTTCCGGGCGTGGGATCAGTTCGCACTCGGTCCGTTGCTCAATGAGTGGGTGCGCAAGCGCCTGGGCCTGCCGCCAAAGGATGGGGGTGCTGTATGACTCCCCATTTCAGCCTTGCAGAACTCACGGCCAGTGCCACGGCGCAGCGCCAGGGCCTGGACAACACGCCCACTCCTGAGGCCCTGCAGCGCCTGGCGCTCACGGCCGCAATGCTGGAGCGCGTGCGCGCGCACCTGGGCGTGCCCATCATCGTGACCAGCGGCTACCGCTCGCGCGCTGTCAATGCAGCCGTTGGTGGCGTCACGAGCAGCGATCACGCGATAGGCGCGGCCGCTGACATCGTGGCGCCGAAGTTCGGTTCGCCTCACGCCGTGGCTAAGGCCCTGGCCCCGCATGTCAACGCGCTGGGCATCGGGCAAATCATCTATGAGAGTGTCGGTAGCAAGCGATGGGTGCACCTGTCCACACGCACGCCGGACAAGCCCGTCAATCGCGTGATTACCGTCAGCGGCAAAACCACGTTGGTGGGCATTCAGGAGGTGTAGATGCTGGACCTCATCAAATCCCGCGCCTGGCAGTTCCTGGCCCTTGTGATGGCCGCATTGCTGCTGTGGCTGAGCTTGGCCCGCCAGGCGGACCGCATTGCCGCATTCGCCGCTCGCACTGACCTGGCAATGGAGCGCGCGGCCGCAGCTGCGGCAGCTGCCGAAACCTCCGAACACTATCGAAAACTGGAAGGGACCTACCGTGAAAACCTCGACACCATTACCCGCGAGGCGGTGCAAGCACAAGCCCGCGCTGCTGCTGACGCTGACGCTGCCCGCGCTACTGCTGGCCGGCTGCGCGGCGACCTCGCCGACTACATCAGCGCCCATCGTGCGGCCGCCAATGCTCGCGCCACTGCCGGACAGTGCGCGCCAGACACCGGCGCCCTCGATCTGCTCGCCGAGCTGCAGCGCCGCGCTGACGAACGAGCGGGAGAGCTGGCGCGCATTGCTGATGAGGCCCGAGGTCGGGGCAGCGCTTGCGAGCGCGCGTTTGAAGCAAGCTTGGAAATGAGTGCAGCCGTGTACAGGTAA